TTAGAAGTACAACTTTCTTGTCACGTTCATAGTAGTTATACCGCACCATAAGTGCATTGGCAGTCTTGGAGCTGCCCATCGCACCGTAGCGGAATATTAGTTTTGCCATTTATTTTCCCTCATTCTATATTATCGTCCTGGGTTGCCTCATCGTTTATATACTGCATAACATCATCCCATATCAGATCACAGTATTCATTTATGTCATAGCTTCCATCCGGTTGACTTGTCTCAAGAAATCTGGATAAATGCGTTGAAACGTTTTCTAAGTCACTGTCAAAAAGGAGATCGCTGCATATCTGATGAAGAGAAATGTTTTCTTCAACGTTTTCCGATGATCTTGTCCTAAAGTATCTGTATCCGTTTTCATCACAGTATGTATCACCAAGCAGACCTAATTGACTGCGCTTTCCGTTATCATTTATATAAAGGGTAAGGTCGTTTGGTCCTGGCGTGGCAGGTGTCTCAGGTTTATCAGGAAATTCCTCCCACTCCATTGAGTTCAGGATCTTTGACAGTTTCTTTACTTCATCAGCAGACAGAACACGAACGCTCGGAAACAGTGCCGTACCTCCGAAGCAGACATTGCCTGTCTGAAGAGCCACTATACCATAAAGGGCGAATTCCGACTTCGGTATAAAATTGATTTTCGCCCCTGCCATCTTACCTGCGTTTTTGATAGAGTGATCCTTGATGAAAAGAGAAGTCTTCTGGCTATATTCCCTGATGCGATCAGGCTGGATAAGTATCTTCTTCCTCTTCTTTTGTCCGCAGATGATTATAAGAAGGCGGCATCGCTTGTTATTGATCAGATGCGCAGGGCGTTGAAAAAGAAGTATCGGGTTCATGCACCCTTTGATCCAAGGAAATGGATCAGTATTATGGGACCAAAGATCAAACTGGGAGCCTTCCCGGAGAACGGTGCTATGGGAGAATACTTCTTTTATTTCGGACAGGCAGATCTGTTCGATCCGGATACAGGAGAGGTTACGCCTAATTGCAATATAGATCCGGGGACCATTGTTTTGAATCACCTTGCCTTACAGTCAAAGGCTATGGAAAACTCCACGATATGTCATGAGGGTATTCATCACAGGTTCGATTCCTACTATCTGATGCTGCAGAGAACACATGGACACAGCTATGCGTCATATCTCTGCAAGCGTTACAATAAAAATGATAAACAGGGAGACAGTAAATGGTTGCCTATAGATATCATGGAGCTTCACGCCAATAAGCTGCCGGGATACATCATGATACAGGATAAGCCTGGAAAGACGTATGCCGATAAAATGATGAAAAGCTACGGCGGGGAGCATACGCTTCAGAACCTTGAACAGCTTGTAAGGGATGTTGCTGCTCATTTTGAGGTGCCATTATCTATGGCACGCAGGAGACTTACGGAGCTGGGCTATCCGGATGTTGACGGTATATCACAGTATATCAATAATAAACGGGTACCAAATCATCTATCGAAGCTACCGCCGAATCAGACATACACGATCGATGAACAGGATGCTATTGCGGAATACCTGAGAAATCCGGAATTTCGCAAGGTTATTGATACCGGACTCTTTGTCTACGCTGAGAGCCACTACTGCCTTAATACCAGTCAGTATGTATATGTGGATCACAGCGGTTATTTCCATCTGACGCGGGAAGCCCGTGAGAATATGGCGGCCTGCTGTCTGGTATTTGAAGAGAAATATCTGCACAGGCTACGGGTTTTATTGGGCGGACGATTACTGAAGAATCCTGAAAAGGGAAGTAAGCGCGTTCAATACTGTGGCCAAAACGGAGAGGCAGCGACGACTGCAGAAGGCCTTGCGCTGCGAAAAATGCTGGAAAAGCAAGCACGAGAGATGCAGACTGTTAAGAAGACATTCACTCAGATGACAGTTGATCTTATGAAATCTCATCGGTTTACAGTACCTGCGCTTGCTGAGGCTACAGGAATGTCACCGGATACGATAAAGAATCTGAGAAACGATCCTGACCGTGTATTTGATATCCGTGAGCTTGTCGCTTTCTGTATCGCTCTGCATCTGCCGCCCGATGTCAGCAACGAATATATCAATGCATCACTGAGTAAATTCCGCAGCAACATCGATATGGAGCTGTATAAGTACGCACTGAAGCAGTGGTATACGCTGCCTGTGCCTGTTGTAAACCGGAAACTGGTGGAGGCAGGTGCAGTTCCGCTTACAAATTATGTTGACGGATACGATGAAAACGGTGTCCGGATAAACTGTATAATACAGAAATATAGGAAAAGCCGTTGCGGAGTATTACCGCAGCGGCTTTGTTATGTTTTGAGAATTGTTGATAATGTGAAGCAAATGTTGAAATAGGTACTATTTCAGCAGGTCTGCAAGGTAAAATTCGTCTTTCTTATGGGATTTGTGTTTGGCTTTATAGTCCAGTATAGCCTGTTTTAATTTCTGGGGAGACCGACCATAGTAATTTCTATAGAATTCAGATCTGTTATCATATCTCTTTCGATTCATTTTGATATTGTTTTTGGCAAAGTCTTTGGGGGATGTTGTTTGTTTTACTTTCTGAAATTCAGCATACAGACCCTCTGAAATAATAAGCAGTACTTCTAATTCGGGTAAAGTACAATACTTTGTGACGCCTCCTGTGATTTTTCCACCGTAATCCTTGGGTATTCTTAACTTATCATTTTGTTTATCGCCAATTCGGATAACTGCGACATCATTTCCTGGATACATATTTAACTGGGTTTTAACTATTGTTGACGTATCGATTTGTCGGGCATGATATGCGGATAATCCTAGAAGATCATCTACAGATATTTTCAAAAGGTCATTTTCAAGAAGAATATTGACAATTTCAAGTTCATTTGGACCTTCGCACAGTATCAGATATTTCATTTTGGAGCACCTCTTTTGAGGTCCTTCTTTAGACTCATAAGATCATCGTAGTTCACTGCTGTATCAAAAGTGTTATTGAAGAATTGCTTGCTTTTTATTGCATCTGAACGGAGCTTATGCTTCTCGTACATGTTTTCAATATACACCTTTTTGTCAGCTTTAGTGATCCAGATATTATCCTGTCTATTAAATAGATCGAGTAATTCGCAGTAATGAGTTGTAAATATCAATGTTGCGTGTTTTTTGTTGATCGAAGGGTCTTTATACAAAGAGATCATATTTTCAACGAGTGTTTTATGAAAATGATTTTCTATTTCGTCTATAATAAGGTCTATCCCATTGTATAAGGAAACTACCATAGCAAGATATATAGCAATTCCTTTGGTAGTACCGCTTGAAAGAAAGTTATACAAAACACTTGAAGACAAAAATTGTAATGTATCATTATATTTTAATTCATAGAAATCATCATTTACTTTTTTGAGGTGTTTTACATTAGAATCGAATAACTTCAGTATGTTTTCAAATATCTCTGTAGGCACTTGAAACTGTTCTATTAAGTCAAAGGCAAAATCATATTCAGATACGGTATCGCGCGAATTAATATTACAGTAAATGCATCTGCATCCATTATCTTTGAATACATAATATAGTTTTGAGGTATCAGTTGGAAGACTATCGGGGGTAGGATACTCCTCATAATCCTCATCATCAAATATTTTTTTTACTTTTGCTTTGTAGTATTTTTTAAAATATAGATGTTCATCTACAAAAATAGCATATGATCGCAAATTACTAACTTTTAATACTGTCTGGTATTTGTAAATGCTACCTTCGTGGTAGAATACTATTTCAAGTTGTTCATCGTTATTGAATGTTTTAAAGTCCGAAAGTCTGCTCAAACGGAAATCATCCATTAAAGAATAACATGAATAGATCAGATCGATAGCGGTTGTTTTTCCAGATGCATTTTTTCCAATAAAAGCCATTGTATTGAAAGTGAAAAGGCCGGGAGCTATCTCCTGTAATTCATATAACTTGTCTTCTTCAGTTTTACTGGCTTTTGAAACAAAGTCAATAGTGAAGTTTTCTTTACAATTCTTGAAGTTATTAACTGTTATACGAAGTAATTTCATAATAAGCGCCTCCTTAAAACTATTATACCATAATGATTAAAGAAAAATCAAGTATTTCGTGAAAAAATATTGTAAAACATGGAAATTTATGAAATTACACGATGATATTACGTAAATATCGATATAAGAGGTGATGGTGATGCCGAGTAAGGCGCTGAAACCGTGCAAGCATCCCGGCTGTCCAAGACTGACTGACGGTGCGTACTGCGACGAACACAAGCCCCTGCACCCTGAGCGTCCGTCAGCCGCCAAGCGTGGCTACGGCAGCAAGTGGCAGCGAGTCAGCAAGGCGTACCTGCGGAAGCATCCGCTGTGCGTGAAGTGTCTGGCGCAGGGCAAGTATGTGACCGCAACAGTCGTTGACCATATCGTTCCGCACCGAGGTGACCATTACCTGATGTGGAGTGATACCAACTGGCAGGCGCTGTGTAAGTCCTGCCACGACAAGAAAACCGGAACTGAGGACAGCAGACCTGAATACTCCTACTAATTTCAGTTTTCTCCTAAAATGATATGCTTTTTAGGAGAATGGGGAGGGCTGGGGGCTGCACGGTGGGGGTATCGAAATCTCTACGGAGCAGCGACCACAAGACCGGCGCCCCCTCTCACGCACAAAAAGTGCAGTTCAAACACCCGATTAACCCCTCGGATATTTTTTAGAGCCGAAATCCCCGTGATTCCGGCATTTTTTATAGGCAGGTGATGATATGGCAAAGGACGGTACAAACCGTGGCGGACGCAGAGTCCGTGCAGGTGACAAACCGAAGCCTCTCGCCGAGAAAATTGCCGCAGGAGAGGATGCCGACATCATCGAATTCACCCCGACCGCGCTGGAAGGTGCTGACCTTGATGATGCCGCTGATCTCGTCGGTGAGGAGATGCCCTCACCGAGTGAATACCTCTCAGCAAGGCAGAAGGACGGCAAGCCCCTCGGCGCTGATGAAATCTACAAGGAAACATGGATATGGCTGAAGAATCGCGGCTGCGAAAAGCTGGTGAACAAGCGACTGCTCGAAAGCTACTCGCTGGCGTTCGCTCGTTTCATCCAGTGCGAGGAGGCGCTCTCGACCTATGGTCTGCTTGGCAAGCACCCGACGACCGGCGGCGTGGTCGCATCCCCGTTTGCATCGCTCAGTCAGTCGTACCAGAAGCAGGCGAACGTCCTCTGGTACGAGATCTTCGACATCGTGAAGCAGAACTGCACGACCAAGTTCGACGGCTCTCCGCAGGACGACCTGATGGAACAGCTACTCCGTAGCAGAAAGTGAGGTATACATGAAAACAACGACAGATTTTCAGCTTGTCGCCACCGACAAGCTCATCCCCTATGTGAATAACGCCCGAACTCACTCGCCGGAGCAGATCAAGAAGCTGCGTTCCTCGCTGCGTGAGTTCGGTTTTGTCAATCCGGTCATCATCGACCGGGAGTACAACGTCATCACAGGTCACGGCAGACTGATGGCGGCAAAGGAGGAAGGCATCACGGAAGTGCCGTGTGTCTATGTTGACCACCTGACCGATGCGCAGAAGAAAGCCTATATCCTCGCGGATAACCGAATGGCACTGGATGCAGGCTGGGACGATGAACTACTCGCCGTGGAGATGCAGGAACTGCAAGACCTCGGCTATGACCTTTCTATGACCGGCTTCGATGAAAAGGAACTGGCTGACCTGTTCTCCGATGGAACCGGCAGCGATGCGAAGGACGATGATTTTGACCTGACCGCTGCGCTGGAGAAGGCTTCCTTTGTGGAGCGCGGCGACGTGTGGACGGTCGGCAGGCATCGCCTCATGTGCGGTGACGCGACCAGCCCCGAAGATGTAAATACACTTATGGGCGATACAAAAGCAAACCTGATTCTGACCGATCCGCCCTACGGTGTATCTTTCAAAAGCTCCAGCGGTCTGACCATTCAGAACGACAGCATGAAAAACGAGGAGTTTTACAACTTCCTGCTCTCCGCTTTCAAGTGTATGGCAGACCACCTCGAAAAAGGCGGCGCGGCTTATGTGTTTCACGCAGACACCGAAGGACTGAATTTCCGCAGGGCGTTCATCGACGCAGGCTTCCACCTTGCAGGCTGCTGCATCTGGGTGAAGGACAGCCTTGTCCTCGGACGCTCCGATTACCAGTGGCAGCACGAGCCGGTGCTGTACGGCTTCATGCAGAACGGCAAGCACAAGTGGTATTCCGATCGCAAGCAGACGACCATCTGGCATTTCGACAAGCCGAAGCGGAACGCCAACCACCCGACCTCCAAGCCCCTCGACCTGCTCGGTTACCCGATCGGCAACTCCACGCAGGAGAACGGCGTGGTCATCGACACCTTCGGCGGCAGCGGCTCGACGCTCATGGCGTGTGAGCAGATGAACCGCATCTGCTACATGATGGAGCTTGACGAAAAATACGCCTCCGTCATTCTCCGGCGCTATGTTGAGGACACCGGTGATGCCGAAGGCGTGTATGTAATTCGTAACGGGCAGCAGATTCCTTATTCCGATCTGGTCAAAGAGGTCGAGACGAAGGAAGGCTGATGGCGTGATGCTGACTGAGCATGCTAAGTTGAATTCATGATTACTCTGGAAACTGAATGCCTGCCGCGCTCAAATAAACCTGAAAGCTATTTTTTCGTCCGTCTGCTTCATATTTTTCAAAGCAAGCGTATAAGGTTTTGAAGTAACGCAATTCATCGATCAGATGGCTGCTCACAGTTTTTTCGTTCATGATCGTTTCGCATTGTTGTATACAATTGGAGATCGTTGTTTTTTCGATAATGCAACCATCTGGAAAGTGATGCGCTCCCCATGCCAATGTACCTATATACGAATCAAACAACAAATCAATTGTTTTTTGATCACAGTCATTACTTGCATAAGCATATTCAAGATACTGAACTGCGTATTTGTAACCGGTTCTGTGATTGATGAACAGCTCATAGTACCATCTTAACTCTGGCATCTTCTTTTCTTCGCATCGCGGCGTGAGCCATGATAAAATATATTCCTTTAATTCATAGGGCATATCGCCATTTCCACGATGTTTTAAGGAATCCCAGATGTTGCTGTCACAATAATCGGAAAGGAACTGGAATAAGACAATATCTTGATTGGTATTAGGTAAAGATTTGATGCATGTTACGATCATCGATATTTTAGCGTTTGCTTGTTTCGTTAAACCGCTTCTATATAAATCCAAATAGTTATTTATTTCACAGCAGAAGTCATTGTATTTCATAATCTCACCCAATCAAAAATCACGTTATTCTTTACTATGATTATACAGCGCATCCGCCAATATGTCAATATCTGGAGGCGCTGTAATATGCACAAATATCAGAAAAACCGTCCCGCACATATTCTCCGTTCTACAGTCTTGCTATCTGTGCGGTTCAGAGTTAATATCTAAACAGTCCACTGGACTGTTTACTACACTCAAACCGCAGCAAGCGGTGAAAAACAGGAGGTCACATTATGAATATCAAGTTCAATATCGAAAAGAGCCAGCGCAAGGCACTGGCACAGAAAATCGGTGAGCTGACCGACAGCGAGGTCAAGTACCTCGGCGTTCCGAGCTGCGGATACCAGATCGGCGCATACACCCTCGACAAGGAAGCGGTGCTGCATGGCAATGAGCTTCCGGACGAGATCCGGAGCGAACTGCAGAAGGCAGGCTACACCGCAGAGGACGAGCCTGTGGCGCTGACGATTTCGATGCCGCGAGACTTCTTCACGGAGCAGTCGATGAACAATCTGCTCCAGCTCATCGCCAACAAGGAAACGCTCCTGAAACACGCGCTGAACACGGAGAGCCTTGCGGTCAACGAGTGTGAGGAAACGGTAGAATTCCCGTGGTTCACGGTCGAGAAGGATGGTGACGGCGATGCCTACGCCCGCTTCATTACCGCCCTCTGTGAGTTTGCAAAGAACCTGCAGCGTGTGGTCAACAAGCCGGACACCAGCGACAACGAGAAGTACGCATTCCGCTGCTTCCTCCTGCGCCTCGGCATGATCGGCGAAGAGTACAAGCCGGTACGCAGAGTTCTGCTCCGCCGCCTGACCGGAAGCTCCGCCTTCCGCCACGGCAAGCCCGAAGGAGGTGCTGACGATGCGTTTTCCGAATGATGCTGAAATGAAAGCCCTGCGGGAGCGTTATCCCGCAGGCACCAGAATCCGTCTGATACACATGGCGGACGACATCGCGCCCGTGCCGCCCGGAACAACGGGAACGGTTGCGATCATTGACGACGCAGGCAACATTCATATGAAGTGGGACAACGGCAGAAGTCTTGCGCTGATCGAAGGCGCAGATGAGTTCGAGGTCATCAACTCTGTATAAGCGACTGCCAGCGCTCGTGCCTCGCTGGGCATCTGCTTATCCGGCGGCTGATTTTACAGCCTCCGGGGGCGCCGGAAAATGTGAGAACCTATTCCATCGTACCCCATATTACCACACGATTGCAAGTAAGTCAAGGGTGTATACTACACAATCACCAAGGCTGTATTTTCCTCGATATTCTGTGGTTTTAGCGGCTTGATATATCCTCGGTTTAGAGTTAATATGTGACTACCGAAAGGGAAAACACACCAAAAACCAAACAAGAGGATCCCACCATGAACGCAAAGACACAGGCACAGATCAACAGAATGAAGGAGCAGACGATCGGGGTTGAGGTTGAGATGAACAACATCACCCGCAAGGCTGCCGCAAAGCTCGCCGCCGAG